TTATCAAAGATTGCAACAGGAGCAACACGACCAAATGCACGTGTAACAGTAATTTGGGCGGCTGAGTTAACAGTTGTAACACGCATATTCTCACGAGTGGTTGGATTATATAGAACCATTCCAACTGTGATACCAGCAGATGAATCAACAGTTAGTGCAGTCGCAATAGGATCATAACCAGTCGGGGAACCAGCAGATTGATTGATTTGAACACTACCAAAAACAAGAGTTTTGGTAAAGTAGCCATGTGTTGAGGAAACAGCACGTGATTTACCAGTTTGTGAAGTTAGACCAAAGATAGGAAAAGAGCCATCAGGAAACAGGCGCATCATTGTTGCAGCAAAAGAACGCTTATTGAGAGTGGCAGGATTGACGGTTGTGTTAAAAACCGACGTATAAAACGGCATGTGCTACCTAGCTCCTTTTCTTTCGTTAAGCTGCTTTTGATTCGTTGGATTGCTGCTGTTGCTGTGAGTTTTGTTGCTGTTCTTCAGTTGGTTGTAAATAAGCGCTCCAGTCTTCAACTACAACTTCATCTTTCCCACGCTGTCTTGTCTCAGATTGTCCAGTCTGTTGCTGGAAAGCTTTGGGGTTAATGGCTTTTGCCATTTCAGTGAAGTACTCTTGCGTCAGTGTTGCAACTTCATCCTCAGTTGCATCAGGAAATTTGCCAGCAATCTTTTCAGAGATCATTGACATATGTTCCCGCACAACAGGATTATCTGACGCATTTGGACCGCTTATTGCTTTTGATTTTGCAAGGTGTGTACGAAGTGCTGCTGGGAGACCTTGCTGCTCATGTTTAACACGCGCTTCAATGAAGTGGCTCGTAAGGCCGGTCGAATGCTCCAATGCGCGTGAATAGGCTTGTCTGCCAGCAAAGTTAATTGCAGCTAGTAGTGTTTTTCCGTCAATAGCTTCACCTGATTGGAGCTTTTGCACAATATCATCAGGTAAACCTGACGTAAAATCCATCTTGCCTGCTGCTTCTTTCACTTTGTCGGCGGCTAACAAAAACTTAGGAGGTTCATTCTTTCTCAGAGTTTCAGGATCAGCAGGAGAAAAGAGACCATCATACATTGACATAACATCTGGTGATTCTTCTTCTTGTGATTGTTGCTGTTGTTGCTGTGATTGAACCTTTGGCTTACCTGTTGCTGGATCAATCTCATTGATATTGGGCTTGGCAGCAGGCTTTGTTCCCTTTCTTTTCTGAAAACGAGCAAAAATGCTGTCAAGTATTCCTGTTTGTGTTGCCTGCGGCATTTGTGGCTCCTGTTACTGCATTTGGGTTCGATGTGGGTTGATTCTTGTGAATTTGAAGCAATGTCTCAATAACATTGATTCCACCTTTCACAAAAACCTGTTGCATTGCATACAGATCTCTGTTTTCACTGTAAGTCTTAAGATCAATGTTTGCATGATCTTGATACAGCCCACATTTAAGATGATTCAGATACTTAACAACAGATGGACTAGATAAAGCAGTTTGAATTGCTTTAATATCAGCTTCCATTAGAGTAATGGGTTCAACTGTAATAACTATTCCATCAATAAAATCAATTGAGGATGGAATCATGGTGTTTGTGTTCCTGTTGCAGGTTGTCCAGGTGCAGCAGCAGGTGTTTGAGGTAAGAATTGATCAAGACCACGTACACCACCAACACTCAGTAAGTATAAGAACATTTTTGGAAGCATTGCACCCATTGTTTGCTGTAGAACTTGTGAAGATGACAGAAGTTGAATGCCACCAGTAAGCATTTCTGTTGATGCAATCTTATCTGCTGGTAAAAGACCATCAGCTAACTTAAAGTTGTTGACATTTTTACGCATTTCTTCAAGTTTCTTTGCATCAATTTCATAAACTTGACCAGTATTCATGTTTTGATAGTTACCAGAAACACCATGTTGGTAAATATTTAATTTAACTTGTTCTTTAATAGGTAACATTTGTTGATATTCAATCATAAGAGCACAGTTACGCATACGCCCATAAGAACCTGCCATTGTGTCATCCCATTCCTTGCGAGATTTATTACCTTTTTGAAACTGACCACGTTGTGCACGATTAACACCATTAAGATCATCCGCCATGCTAGACATCATAGTCATATCTTGAACAACAGTCTCAGTACCCTTGTGATCAAATGGAATAGATTTATAAATATCTTCTAATTTTTTGCCACCAAGCAGAGCATTAGCTTTGAATGGAATCTTGGCCGCTGGATATGGTGAATTTACGTCATTTGGATTTAATGCAGTGGAGTCATATATAGCGCGATCAACAACAGCACGACGAGCAGCGTTAAGACGAATAGAGAAAAGCTTAGAATTTGCATCTTGAAATGGAATTGCATTTTCAGCAGTTGTACTTGTTTGATATGCAAAGCCATCTTCAAGAGGTTGTGAGAAAAACATTGGGATTGTATCGTAAATCGTGAAAATCCTTTTTGCATACACAAGCTTTTCATGATTTACAAAACATAGTTTCCAAACTTGTGGAGTACCTTTCTTAGGTACATTCATAATTTTATGTTCTTCAGGAACAATACGTGCATACAGAGTTGTATGTTCATATAAGTCAGACATACGACTAAAACGATCAACACCTTGGCGTTTCTTTTGATCAGTAAGATAGGCAACCCAATCCATCATTTGTCCATTCTTAAGTGCTTTATTATTTATTAACTTTGATATCTGCGGCTTCTCAGTATAATAACCAAATATATCAGTTGTTGGAGATGATGTTGCAGAAAGAGCTGATCCCATAGCCTGCGATGTATGATAACCATTGCCTGAAGCCTCATAGTATGCAAGTTTACGTTTTAGTTCAATTCGTGAAATAAGTTCAATGTAACCTGCATACTCACCAGAGTATGGAATATCTACAGGATTTACACGACCATCCATGATTGTATTATAAGTATCCATTGATTTAAGTTTATTGATGTAATATTGTGTGGTTTCAACCTTATTTTTAGTTGGCTCCATATAATTAGATGTAAAATTATAAAGATCAAGAGCACACCAATCAACTTCAACAGCTGAAAGATTATATTTAACTGCATCTTTGAAAGATAATGCTAATTGACGTTGATAACGGCCACGAACAGCATGGTCATCAATAACTGCTTGAAGTTGGTCGCCTTGTAAAATTGTATCAGGAGTTGAGACAACAGGAAAGATTGGATAACCAGAAAGATATATGTCGTTAAGATAAGAGACATATGAATCTACTTGTGAAACAACAATTGGAACTGTAATTTCATCAATGTTGATTCCGCAGGCAACTTGGCCGGCAGGTGAGTCATCAACACCGTCAGAACCAGTTGCCTGACTTGCCTTGTAGCGAGCATACGCAATATCAATATACTCCATCTTATCTCGCAACTCTTGTTGCTTTTGATGGATGTCAAGTACCACACAGCAGTACTTAACCAATGATAGTTGCGAATCTGCTGTAAGTCGGCCTACTTCATTGGCCATCTTCTCAGCCTCTCTTATCTTTGTTAAAAAGGAATATTATTTGCAACAACACCAGCTCTCTTTTGCTCAGCTTTGTTAAGTGAGACAGAGTGGACTAATGCCCAAAGTTCTATATCAGTTCGTATATCTTCAATGTATGCATGTGCATCAAGAAGATCATCTCTGTTAGTTTTCTTACCAATTTTATACTGTAAAGCCTGAAATACAAATTTATGACGAACCTCTTGACTCATGATAAAGACTGTAAGACCAAGAAGTTGTTGAACAATTATTCTAATACGAGAATCTTTACTCTTATTCTTTGGCATTACTTCTTTGATTGTGAAATGATCTTGTAAGTTTACACGCTTAAGTTCATCAGTGAACCAGAAGCACAAAGTTTGTTGGTATGCAACACTTTCTACAAATATGATTCTAATATTGTATAATAAGCATAGCTCAACTGTTTTCTCAATAATTTCTCTTGGATTGAATATGCCAGATGTCATGCCACGAACATAAGGAATACCATTCATTACTTGTACAGCAATACATACGTTATCATCAGCAGCGTTCTTAAAGCCAGCAGGATCAACAATAGCAAACCCAGCATCTGGATTAATTTCTTCTTCTTTAAGAGTGCATACTGGAAGAATGCCTTTTGGAAGAAGAGAAATACGTTCAAGTATTGGGTCATTCATCATCTCTGCAAACCAAATGAATGCGAGACCCAATGCTTCATCGTGCTTAAATTCTTCATAAAGAGCTTCAAGTGGACGCAATTCTTGCCAAAGAGACTTACCATCTGCTAGAATACAACCAGTGATAAGTGATGTCCAGTATGGATTCTCTTTAAGCTTAAATAGAATGCAGTTTTGAGGATACATATTACCAATATAGGCAACAACAGCGAATATTGGATCAACACACTTAAGAAGAGTACCAACAAACCAGTTAAGCAGGTGTAAAGCTTCTGTATCAGATTCTGCGTTCTCTTTTGTTTGCATGTCATCACAGATAATGAAATCTGGACGCTCATGCACAATATTAAGACCACGAACAGAAGTTCCTGAACCAATAGCAGCCAATATCACTGTGCGCCGGCGATATGTTGCCTTTTTAAGCTTAGCATTATCAATTGCAAGAGATCCAGTCCAGTTTCCATAGATTGCTGTCATATTAGATGTTGACAACATATCACTTACGTCAGCTAGAAAGTTTTCAGCATGTGGCTCAGTAGCACATACAACAAGAACAAAGGTTACAAAGTCATATACTATGAGCCATGCAACCAATAACTTAATAAAAGTGGTCTTTGCAAAACCGCGTGGAAGGCCAAGCGCAAACCTTAGAACTCTCTTAACTTGTTTTTCATCTTTATCTCTTATTGCTTTGATTAATAGCATCCATATTGCTATGTATTCAAAAGGCCACTTAAAAGTACAGACATCAGGTAAGCATAGTTCAGAAAAGAATTGAAATGAGTTAAAGCCAGCATCGAAAGCTTCTTTGCTGTCGAATTTCTTTGCAACAAGACGTGAATGTGGATTACTTATCAGATTTGGTGCTGGCTGATCCATTCTTAATCAAGTTATAGAAAGTAGTCTTTCCAGGTTTTCTTGGAAAAGAAACAAACATATGAGAAAGAGCAGACGCAAGCTTAAGAGCCTGCTGTTGCTGTGGCTGGGTAAGTTGTAACATTGTATGTCCTTGGTTCCTTTGCTTGTCCATCTTCTTTCTTCTCATTTCTCTTATCTTCCAACTTTCCAAATAGATCTTTGACGCCATCAATAGGCATTGAGGCCATATTACGATCACCAATTGCAACAATTTCAGCATTTCCATTCATTAAGATTTTCTCATTACCTACACCTTGTGGTAGAAGCAGAGTCACTACGTTGTTATTGATAATTGCTGGTTGACCTAGACCGGCAGGATTCCTATACATGACACGATTTTTTGCAATGACTTCTAATGCTCTGCATAATGCTGGAAGTTCAGCAAATTCAGATTTGGCTTCTTTCTCAATTGTTGTAAGCAATGCTTCTTCTGTCTTTGCGTATCTTGCTTCAATGCGAATTCCACGTAATTCTACACCACGAGCTTTTACAAGATCACGAAATTCAGTAGATTTAAGGAGTTCTTGTATCTTTTCGATTGACACGCCACAGATTTTGGCCGTCTCAGCAGCGGATTCGCCGGATGCTAAGAATTCGCAAATTGTGTTCTCTATGTTCTCTAGGATTTCCGCCATGCAAAACTCCATAACGCTAACCAAACAAGTATTATACAACCTAAAGCATCCTAAACCTAGTAGAATCCCGCAGCCGTCGATTCCTTGTCTTACGTTATCATTATAGATTAGGATAAGTCATAATACAACGATTTTAGAGCAAAAAATGGTGAATTTTTATGACAGATAGCATGTTGAAACAGTAAAGCCGGAAGTCAAAAAAAAGTCCCCCGTAGGGGACTGATTTGATTCTGTTTCTTTGGTTACTTGCTTGTGAAGTCTAAGGACTTGCGGAATGGACAGCCGGCTGGCCGACGATACGTGTAGCCATGCAGTCTTGCCACTCCAACCAATCTGATTGCCGATCTGATATTGATTCCGGCCTTGAACATCATCTTACCTGCGATGTGGTGTCTGAATTTGGGCACAGCAACGATAGCGCCAATCTCTTTGGCATTCATTCTGAGGTGCAGGTATTGATACGCTTGTCCCTGCTTGCTGTCAGCAAGCTTGTGTAGTCTTGATACAGCATCATAGAACTTAGAAGCGTGCTGTGTGTCAGCGTATTCCACGTAATTGCTTTGCATTTCGTTCATTGTGAATTACTCCTATTATGACATCATCATTGCTAGGTTATTGCGCTTGTCGTTTGTTGTTCTTGTGTCGAGTGCTGCACCAGTCTTGTGAACCAGTGCAACACTCTGCACAAGAGCCTATCCCTTGTTAGGATAGGTCAAGTTCTTCAGACTCAACAGCCGCATTGAGCGATTCATTGAGTTCCGCAAGCTTAGGAGCAAACCGCGCTTGTTTCTCTGCGGTCAATCCCTTGCTCCATTCTTCACAGTGCATACCAAGTGCTTCCACATACTTGGGTGATGCGCTGCCAAGAACGCGGGCGGAGTTGTAAAACAATTCGCCCAGTGCTGCAACCACGTTGGCCTTCTTGTTCTTGCCTTGCAGGAAAGCTTCAAAGTCTGCTTTCGCCTCACGACGCAGCTTGAGTGCTTCGCCGCTACGTGCGCTTTCCGCTGTCAGTGTCTCGAAGTCAACAGGCAATTGCTTGCCAGCATCGGGACTCAGGACAGAAAGCAAATCCTCTTTTGCAGGCTTTGCCTTGATTGTTCCGCTAAAGTAATTGCGGACTTTCGCAGCAACGCTTGCGGCAATTGCTTGTTGCAGGTAATCGTGTTTGTCATCGGCGTAAACAGGGATTCCGTCCTCGCCAATTTGAAGCACTCCCTTTTCATCCTTCGCTTGCGTTGCTGTGATTCCGAAATCAGCAAGCGACGGATACGGCACCATTGCGTATCCAACAACGATGCGCTCTTTTTCCGGCTTGCCTTTCTTGTCAAGCTTGCCAGTCGGAATGGTCTTGCTCAATTCCAGTTTCATTTTGCTCGAAAACGCAGTCATGTTTTTTGCTCCGTTTGATTGTTCCCATTTGCAATCAGGCATGGGAACGTAGCCTGCCATTGCATGAGCAACCTAACAACCTGTTGCGCGCTGATTCCTTTGTCTCTGTTACGTGTTGCGAGACTGGCGAACCATCAAACCATTACGACAAAGTGAATTCTACAGTATGACCACGAGCAAGTCAACAAGTTCCGCATGGGATCACAACAAAGACCTGACAGCACCGAGCTGCAACGCTCAGGACTGCGGGATCACCTGGACTGCGGGATTTTGGCCCGGTACCCCTATCCCCCGAAGTGGCCTATACCTGACATATGCAGAGATATATTGATTACCTGATTATCTATCCTATCCTGCTATCCCGTCATATGCAGAGAGTCGTAGATATACAGATGTGGGATACAAGAAATATCTTTATTAAAATTGATATAGGTTAATAATAATAAGAGAAAAGAGGTGATTCTGTTAAATGCACACATCCTTAACAGATATAGATACAATAGGGTATGCAGAGACAACAGGATAATAGGCTATGATAACCTGATATAACCCCAACAGGTCACTTGGGGGAACTGGATGAGGGGTCGGAATCCCGCAGTCCGGGACATCGGTAAGTTCTTGATTTTTCGCGCAAAATAGGTGCTCCGACCCCTTGACACGCCTATCCCGACTATGCGAAAATTGGGTTGTCAACAATGAATTAACAAAGCAAACAACCAAACACTAACAGAACCAAAGGAAACCTAATGCAATCACAACCAACCATAGGCACAAGCAAAGCAAACCTGCTTGTCTTATCTTATCGCTTTGCTGGCGATAAGGAATACAGAACGCTTGAGGCACAACAGAGTGATATAAACGATTTTTTGAATGATTTCAGTTGGCATGGTGTAAATGATTTGTTTGCACGTAGCAAGTATATCAAGCGCAGCAAGATCAAGGCATTGCAGCCCAATGATTCATTCATTGAGTATTTTATCTCTGGTAGCATCAAAGATGCTGTCAGGCTGGCGCAAGATAAGATGCCACAAGCACAACCAAATCAACCAAAACGCAAGACTCTTGCCTTACAGACACAAGTAACTGAGGTATTACGGCAAAAGCGCAATCTTGAACATGATGCCTGTTTTGTTCGCTTGCATGAGTTTGTTACAGTCACATGCACAGAAACAGGTATCTCATTCTCTTGTCAATTACCTGTCCCTGACAAGCTTAACCTTGAAGTCTTACATCCTCTAAGCTTCTATTCCAATGTGCAAGAGACAATCAGGGCATATTCCAAGAAAGGAATATACCTCGAAACAGAACTTACCGCACAAGTTCTTGCAGGAATGCTGCTTACAATTCTTAGACACAAAAAGCTTATTGTTTGCCGTGACTACGTGAAAGCTAATTTGTGCCTACAGAAAATCAAGGTGGAAAACCTGTCATTTTCTGTTAGGTTCTTTAACTCACTTCCATCTGCTGTCAGTCTGCCGCAATTGCACCTTATTCCGGAGGCATTGTATGACTTTTACAATGCTCCTATCTCACTGACAAAAGAACAGATCATTGCAGATCGCACTGAGATCATGCTGCATAACTTTATCAAGGTATGCAAGGGCGATACAGAAGGTGAAACAAGAATTGCAGGAACCATTCTCAAGACTCGCAATGAAAAGAGCAATGCTAAAGTCCGTATCTATGGTGGCAATGCTGACATAGAGCACAGACAAGCAACAGGCCGGGAAAAACTGGGCAAGCAAATACTTGTCAAGCTACAGACCAAATATCCTGTTCCTTTTCATTCTCAAGTCTTTTACGATATGCTCTATTCCAAACTTGATGCTTTCATGTATCTTGGAACAGAAAAGCGTATTGAGATATCGCGCCAGATTATTGAAAGCTTTGGCGAGGATAAGCTAGGCAAAGAACTTGCTAATATCTTTGCAACAACAAAGACTGAGACAATGGAATTAAGCCTAAGCTCATTCTCACATGAGCTTGAATCTGATCTTGGAGAATGGAAAGGCCAGAAGCGCAAATTCAATCTATTTGCCTCCCAAGTCATAAAGGATGAAAAGGATAACAATGATTGATTCAATGGGGTCAACTACTCTTTCTAACATAGAAGTATCAAGCTTACAGTTTGCACCGTGTCATTACTGTGCAAGGCAAAGAATTCCCATTATTGCAGAAGCTTGGCTAATCCTAAGCAATCAAAAAAGCAAAACAATATCAACCAAACATGTCCGTGTAATGTGCAACAACGGACATATCTTTTCTGTTCCACGTCAAGTAATCAACAGGAAATGACACAATGGCTATAGTAGATATTTTTATCTACATAAAAGATGGCTACAAGTATCGCTTTGTTGCCACTGGTGATAATTCTCAATACTTTCAGTTTGTATCGCCAACAGATCAAGCAGTAGATATTCCAGTATCAGTAATTAAAGATATTGGAACCAAACAAAAAGACTTACCTAAATACATACAAGTCAAATATATTTGCATGGTTTACAAGATTAGTATGCCATTTGCAATTAAGATTTACGAATTTGCAATAGAAAGATACCTAGCATGAACCTACTATCCAACCTTACATTATCAGACAAACAAAAAGAGCAGATTGCTCAAGATAGAGCAATTAAGCATATAGGAAATGCTTTCTATACACTTTCTTTAGGTGAAAGGGAAGTGTTAAGAAAACAATTCCGTAAACAACTTGATGATGAAATCAACGGGAAAAGAATCAATCATGTTCAAGATACTAAAACAGTTGCGACAGAGACAAAAGGAATTGAAAGTAAGCAAGTCAAAGAAGAAAGCAAACCAGCAACAAAGAAATTTCAATTACAAGTTCTTCAAAAAGATGATGAAGTTCCACGGATACAAACCAAAGATAACTACCAGACTACGGTATCTCCGTATGAACAGATACAGCCCGGCGATAAATTTACGCAAGCAACATCTAAGGCAGAATCTCTTGCACCTATTCCGCATTCAAGCAGTGACAAACCTTTACAGGCAATTAAACAACCAATTAAAGATGCAAGAGGCAATGAAGGAACGCACAAGCACGAAACATTTGCATTAACAATTGAACTTAATGCAAAACAGATGCTTGCTGCTGAATATGCAGAAAATGGCAAATCTTTCTGTCTAACAGGTGCAGCAGGAACAGGTAAAACAACAGCTTGTCGTGAAATTGCAAAGCGCTTACTTCTGCATGATAAGCTTGGAACACATGATTTCAAACTTCCCGGTGGAGATAGAGTAATTGCGCCTAGTATTGCTTTTTGTTCTTATACAAACAGAGCAACTGATAATATTAGACGTGCATTACACAAAGACCCTGAGCTAGAACGTGAGTTGATGTATAACGTAGTAACCATTCACAAGCTTTTAGAATATGAACCAATATTCTTTCAAAAGCAAAATGAAGAAACTGGTGAATGGTATGACACAATGCGCTTTGAACCGCAACGCCACAGTCAAAGACCATTGGGCCTAACTCACCTTGTTATTGAAGAATCATCAATGCTTGGAACTGATCTAGGCATGAAACTACTTGATGCACTCAAGCCTGGTTGTCAGATCATATATGTTGGTGATATCAACCAACTGCCTCCCATCTTTGCTAAATCAATGCTTAACTATGCGTTGATCTTGCTTCCTGTTGTTGAACTAACAGAAGTTTATCGTCAAGCTCTTGAATCTCCCATCATTTACAATGCACATCGTTGTTTAAAGGGACAAGAACTTGAGGATAAGCGTCCATTCTTTCAGGTTGTATCAGGCAAAGCATTAACAACAATGCCAACAGAATCAGGTTGTGTTAATCAACTTGTGAACTCACTTAAAACATGGTATAACACAACTGAAAAGGATGGAAGTAAGAAATACGATCCTGAACAAGACATGATTATAAGTCCATTTAACAAGGGTGAGGCAGGCACAATTGTATTAAATCAGCACATTGCACAATTCATAGGCAAACAACGTAACGCAATGGTCTATGAGGTTCTTGCTGGAATTAGACGCCTCTATTTGGCAGTTGGTGATCGTGTCATGGTTGATAAACAAGATGGATACATAACAAAGATACACCACAATGGTTCTTACTTAGGAAAGGTTCCAAAGCCTGCATCAACAGAGCTAACACGCTTTGGAATTGTTCTTATTGGCAACAGAGATAGAGAGGATGAGGACATTGAGTTAGTATTGGAAGGCTATGCTAATCTTAATGTTGCCGAGATACCAAACGAGAATGAAAAGAAAAAACAAGAAGCTTCCCATGTCATTGAAGTCATCCTTGATAATGGAGCAACAGAAGTCCTTTCGACGGCTGGCGATTTTGGCGAAACCAAATTCTCATTAGGTTATGCCTTAACTGTTCACAAAGCACAAGGTTGTGAATGGCGCAAGATAATCCTATTGGTTCATAAGTCACATGCAATCATGCTTACACGTGAATTGCTCTATACAGCAATGACACGTGCAAGAGAGTATTGTATCATTGTTGACCTGTGCAATCAGGTTCAACGTGGCATTGACAATCAAAGAATTAAAGGTAATTCCATTCAAGAAAAGATTGAGTGGTTTAACTCTGAAATATCCCTTAATGAACCTGTTCCGGTGGTGCCATGACACTATCAAAGATCATTGCCAACATTCAGCGCAAAGTTAATGAAGGACAGTTCTCAATGCAAACAGAGGTTGAGGTTCTTATTGTTGATAAATTTAATGGAGTTGTTGTTATGGCAGAGATAGGCAAACATTCTGTCAAGCAACTTAAATCAATGGACAAATTCAAATCTAAGGTATAGATCATGATAGTCTATGAACAACCAGATCCTATAAGAAGATCAATTCTTGAAGATGAATCAGTTGAACTCTTTAAGAAGAAGGCAGCATCACAACGTTCTCTTGGCTTCAAAGGTCTAAGTATCAATCTCTTTACCTGTCCTATTCACAACAATGAAATCCTAGCCTGTATATCAGGTTTAGGTCACACACTTAACATGCACTATCTAATTGACCCATCCATTTTTCGTAAAATGGGACCATTAGATATTGTTAGTCTTGCTTATGAAGATTTTGCAGACTTTGTAATCTTTGAAAGAGAAGAAAATCATCTTGTCATTCACTGATTTACAGAACTCTCAGATTCACAAAAATGTTGTGTCTTTACTTGTCATATACATTGGACACAATAAATTGCTTTACGTTCCACATCTTCAGAACTTTAAACTAATGGCACGTTTCCTAGACGTAATAGATTTTAATTATGACAGGATAGGAGAAGATTGGAATTTCCTAATCCTAGGAAATTATGAAGAATATCCATCTTCATTAGCACCAGATATTTGTCGTAAGTGCTTAACTTCATTTGGGCAAATACCAGGTGGCAATGTAAGAAATGGTTGTCATTGTTGCACTCTTGATAATTTAAAGAATCCACATTTTGATTGTGGCTGGCCTTACAAGGTAATGGAGATTCTAAGAGCAAGTGATCCATTCTTGCGTTTTCACTATGCAATTGCACTAAACATACATAAGGAAATAAGAGAGGCTAAAGCAGATGGGCAAATTCAACATACAGCAACCAAACAACCACACACAGCAGGAACAAACACAAGTAATTCACAAGGCAAAAGATTTAAGCTTTGAGGATTTACTTGCATCTGACAATCTTGATAACAACAACACTGAAAGCGGTGAGTTCACGCTTGCCTCTCTTTGGAATAGCATTTGTGATAAAGAAGATATTATCATTGTCATTGACAAGGTTGATGAACTACGTGTTCGTAAGCAACTTTCAAGTTTGAAAGCAAAAGAGAATGCCAAGCTGAAATCTGCTGGGATCAGGCCGGACGATACCACCTTGGAATTCATTGAACACAAGGATTTCACAGAAAAAGAAAAGATCAAGCTTCAGATCATTCTGAAGCACAAACCAACCGTGAAGGTTCACAAGATGATAATTGCAAAGGATTAGTATGCCTCTCAAAGATTATTCTATTACAGACTTAGAAGATTTGTGGATTAAACTCTGGTTTGAAATGTTTAATACACTTCTTGAGTCAGAAGAACCACCGTATGAAACAGCTACTGTTTTACAAGAATTTGTAAGACGGATAAATACTGAATTACCACAAAGAATGAAGGATGAACAATCAACATGACACCAAACTTCAAAGTATCAGAACTTGCTTGTAAGTGTGGCTGTGGAATGTTGCCTAAGCAAGATTTCATGAACAAGGTGCAAAAGGCAAGAGAACTTACAGGTTTTCCTTGGATAGTAACAAGTACAGCACGCTGTCCAAAATACAATGCCTTAGTATCTACAACAGGACTAACTGGGCCACATACAACAGGCAGAGCAATCAACATCAAGACACGTGGAGAACAGGCTCTTACAATTGTAAAAGCTATGTTGGCTGTCGGTTTCACTGGAATTGGTGTCAATCAGAAAGGTAATGACAGATTCATTCATGGAGATGATTTACCAAATGCAGCAGGTCAACCACGTCCAACAATCTGGAGCTACTAATCAATATGACATCTGAAAACAACGAAGTCACCATTCTTACAGAAGATTCAACAGTAAAAATGCAACATATCAAAGACATGATATCTCAATTGTCACAGACAGAAGATGGGGAACCTCTTAAGGATGCAATGCAGAAACTTAAACAGGCTCTTAAGGAAAATCCTGTAGCTTGTGCAATGCTTCTTCCAGAAGATATTGGTGAATGTGTTCGTGTATTAATGAAGATAACAGGCCGGGACTTGGAGATGCAATCTTCTGGCAAATCAAAAGAAAAGAAACAGAAGTTTGATTTCTCTAATGAAGATACTCTCAAAGAACTTGAGAATGATCTATTCTAAAAAAACCAGATTAGCAATTCTTCAACTTCTTGCAGAAGGTAATAATCGTAAAGAAATTGCCAGAATTCTAAATAAGAATCATCATAACATTACCGAATCAGTACGCCATATGCGTAATTTAATAGGTGCAAAAACCACAGTTAGATTGGTCGTAATGTTTCGTGAAGGTCTTGCTCCAAAAAACTTTCCATTCAAACAAAGACAAAGGAAATCAAAATGAAATCAACACAAGATTTGTGTATATGGCTCAACAAGGTTGAACAAGCTCTTGGAATTGATGCAGAAAACAAAGTGCTTTGCATTGAAGTTTTCTCAGATAAGTCCTTTCGGGTAAGCAAGCACAATGGAGACAGTGTTGATATTATCTATGACTCTGATATATCTCCAGATAAAGAAGATATAAACGATCTTCCTTATCAAAGTGCAACTGAGTTTGCCAAACTCATTTCACAACAATAACATGCAAACAGACGAATACTTTGCCTTCTTTGCCGGCCTAATCACAGGACTCTATCTTTCTCTTGTCTTATACTGCTGGAATCAATTCATCAATGACTGGTTCCACAAGAGCTAAAAGAAGATGGACTACCAAATAGATATAGCACAACTGCTTAAGAAACCATTTCACTCAGACAATCCTCAACAGTTGTCCTATTCTCTCCTTGGTGATTTCCATGAATGTGAGCGTAAATTTCAACTTAATCGCCTTCTTCTTAATCCAAGTATTCATGGCAGAGAAGAAATGCCTTGGCATGTTAGGGGAACAGCATATGGTGCCGGCATTCAAGCATACATTCTCACAGGAAATCTTGATCTGGCACTTTTCATTATATGGCTTGCTTATTATCCTGAGCTGGAGGACTTGGAGCGTGTTCCAACAATCTCACAAGCACGTACTCTTAACAATCTTGTTTTATCAAAAGACAAGCTTGATAAGATACGACAGCGTTACGAGGTAGCAACATTCAATGGAAAACCAGCAATTGAGCTATCATTCAAAATCAAAATTGACAACAAATGGTTCTATACAGGGCATATTGATCTTGTTCTCTTTGACAAAGAACTTAAAATCTATGTGGTCTTGGAAGTTAAGACTACCTTATACAAAATTGCAGATTTACGTCCATTGTATCAAAACTCAGCACAGGCATTGGGTTATTCTATTATTCTTGACAAGATCGTTGGTGCTGACCAAAATCAGTTTGGCACTCTATACCTTGTGTGTAGAGATAAGAATAACAAAGATTTTATTCCCGATATTGAGCTTTTTCCATTCAACAAAACGATCATTGATAGGCTCAAGTGGTTCTACACACTAGGAATGGATGTTGAAAGACTCAATAAGATGGATGAATTGGGAATCTTTCCTATGCGTGGGCATTCTTGTCTCAAGTTTGGCAAGGTTTGCACACATTTTGGTTTTTGTTCAACATCAGCCGGCGACTTACAACGCAAGGAGCAAGAAGATAAGCAGAAATATGACTTTGTATTTGAACTTAAAGACATCATCGACGATCATCTCAAAAGGATACCGAAATGACAACTCTTGACGATCTCTTGAGCAAAGCTTTTGATGAAATAGAAGAATCAACCAAACACAAACACGTAACAAGAGAGCACAAAGAGATTCATCCAGATGCAACAGGTTGTATCTATGAAATACAATCACCCATTCTCAATACATTTGACTACTGTTCATCTCTTGAAGAAGCTCAAATGGTAGCAAAATCTCACTATCACGAATATTCAATATGGAAAATTTTTGTTGGCTCACAGAAGCGAATCTGTGTTCAAACATTTGAAACAAGGCAGTACAATAACGCAATGCGAGCAGCATTCCGAAAAGGATTTGAATGAATTCGGTGACACTCCCGCATCATCAATTACAAGCAGAATTCATGGACTTATGTAAGATGAAGCGTTACATGCTTCGCAGTATTATTGTATCTAGTATGCTGACACATCCTCAATTCTTACAACAGGTTGAACTTTGGTCACGTCTTATAAATGAAGAAGTAAACATTGAATTACGTCAAACACTTAATGACTTACTTGTTCAACCTGGGTTCTACATGAGTTCAGAAGAAGCTCGTTTAGCATATGTAACTAAGTTGGCCGACGACATAGTTGATTCTGTGTATGTAATTGATGGCCTATCCAATCTCTTTGGACTTCCACGTAATATGTTATTTGATGAAGTTCATAGATCAAATATGGCAAAAGCTCAACCAGATAAGGATGGCAACTTAATAGTCATGCGTCGTGCAGATGGCAAAGTTCTAAAGCCAATTGGTTGGCAGCCTCCTAATCTGAAAAGCATCATTGAAGCATACACAAGAATCCCATGACACCTGACGACAATATCAAGTTTGCAGAACACTTCAAAACTGCACAGAATTGCTTGCGTGACATAACAATCAACAACATGCTTCAAGATCAGCAGTACAAAGAAATTCTTAATAATCTCACAGAAGCTTGTCTTGCACTACAGTCAATGGCTATCATTATGGCAAGAGAAGCAATCAGAAAGAACTTTTCAGACTTTTCTTCCAATGTAAGGAAGGACATTCAAGAGACTATTGGCAAAGATACCTAAAGGACAATCATGTCAATGACTGATGAGGTTATCGGTAATAATGAAGATGCTTATGAAGCTGCTTTCCAAGATGGTTGGGATGCTTGTCATAAGCGCTTTTCTGATATTCTTAAACATTTTCCATTGCAATGTGCTTTCATAACTGCAAGACTTCCCTTACATCCATCACAACCTGATGAAATAATTGAACATCAAGACTGGTTAATGGCACAAGGACATAATCCAAAGGCTTAACAACATGCAGTTATACCCAGACTCTTTTAAGCAAGTTGTTCTCACTCTTGAAACATTCACAAACGGCCCAGATATTCCTGATATCCTAAACACATATG